CTGTGTCGTCCTGGTAGGTCAATACCGGACGATCCTTCATCATGTACGGGTTCTCTTCGGCTTTCAACAGCATGCCGTCGTTACCGATGACGATGATCGCTTCGACCAAGTCGCTGTAGTCCTCGGCCACTGAATCGTCCGGGAACAGATCGATCATCTCTTCGTCTTCTTTGTCCAGCTTAGACAGATACTCTTTAGGCACCAGGCCGTAGTACGTCAGGAGCTTGACCTTCTCGTTCTGGTACTGGCTGACCTCTTGTGTGGGCTCCAAGTCGGTGTCGTCGTAGGTCGGCACGATGTTGACCTTACGATAGACGCCCTTCTCAATGTTGGCGACCACCTTGTGGATCGACACGTACTTCTCGATAGCGACGCCCATACAGTCGTCCACCGTCGTGCCGTTCGGATCCCACAAGAAATTCTTCGGGTTCACCGGTATGGGCTTGACCGAGACGCGCTCCACCTCTTGCACACCGATGGCCGCTTGGCCCGCCATGCCGGGGATCGCCTGGGTCGCCGGGATGTATTCCTTCTCCATTGTTGTCGTGATCTCGGCGATACCCGTGCCATAGATCGCAGCCAACAACTCAATCTGATCGACGTACTTCCTAAACTTGTCTTTTTTCAGATCCTCCATCATCTGGAGCTTGATCATCTCGACGTCCATCGGGTTGCCGTCGATGTCTCTAACGTCGTCCTTGATGTCGAAGTATTCCCCAGAGCCGAAGATCGCTTCCATGATCTCTGCATGGCGCGTCTCAACGGCCTGCTGAGTCATGGGGGTCACAATACGGGAGCGTTCAGAGTCGCGTGTCTTGTCTTCAACGGCCCACTCGCCACGGAAGATGCGCTCGTATTCTTCCCATTGCGGGAGGAAGTTCACATTACGGTAATCGCGCCAGCGGTCGCAATGCTGAACCACGAAATCGATAAGCTCTTTATCGTTTTCCGTGGGTTCGTCAAAATCGTTTCGGTCCATCTTACACCCCAGAAATTACGTCTATCGGCTCCCAGTCATCGTCGGCGTCGCCTTCGAAGTAGGAAGTCACCGCCAGCTGGTCAATGTAAGAGAGCGCGTCGGGTAGGTCATCGTGGACGCCTTGCGCCGGAAACATCAACAGCTGGTCAAGAAAGGTCTCAAAATCACCTTCTTGGTTCAGCACGATTCTGCCATGCTCGAACCGACCCTGGAGGCTCCAGATGATCCGGTCAGCCTTTTTCCGGTTACCATGCGTGAGATCAACTATGTGAGAATATACATTATTCTTGCGCATTAAGTCACTCAAATAGGGCAAAACCGCGTTTTTTAACGCGCCCCGTTCGATCCCCACACTCAGAGGCCGGTAGTCCCGCATGGCCATCAGAATCTTAGCCGCCGTCTCCCGGATGTCCCAGCGCCCGTGCTGGATGTCTTTCACGAACCACTTGCCGTCGTCTGTCACTTTCACGATCGCAATCGCTGTCTCGTCCAACCGCTTCTTCGAATTCGCTGCCTGCTTGGCCACTTCCTCGAACCCGGCCAAGTCCACGGCCACGAAGTAGCTGCCATAGTCCGGCTCCTCGCCGTGCTTGATCCATTCTTCTTTGAAAATGTCGGAGCCCGCGTTGTCGAAGCTCGCCATGTACTCTTGCTTAAATGCAAACGTCGATAGCGTCTTTTTTGCTGACTCGATTTCCTTCGGGTCGATCAGTGGGTTGTCCTGGGTTGTGAAGTGCCAGCTCTTCCAATCCTCGTCATCGCCCGTCTGCCCTAACTTGTACAGGTCGTTGAACCAGTTCCTGCCCTTGGGCGTGCCGATGAAGAGTCCTCGTCCCTTCTTGTCGGACAGCGACGCGCGGATGACCTGCTCCCACGCTTCTGGTTTGATGTCGGCGACCTCGTCCAGCACGGCGTAGGTCAAGCTAACGCCTCGCAGCGTGTCTGGCCGGTCAGCGCCTCGCACATAGATCACCGCACCGTTAATGAGCGTGATGTCCTGGTTGTTGACGTGACTGCCGGCGATCACGTCCCGTCCCAGATCCAAGAGGACGTTCCAGATAATCTGGCGCGCCTGTCCGTTGGTGGGCGCGACATACAAGACAGCCGAGCCGGAGGGGCAGCGCAGCCCCTCAATCAGCAGCGTGGTGGCGGCTAGTCGCGACTTGCCACAACGCCGGCCAGCTGCAACCACCTTGAAGCGTGTGTTGTCGTTGAAGACTTCTTGCTGCCACGGCAGCAGCTGGAAGTTAAGGTCAGACATCCGTGATGTCCTTGATCTCCGGCTGGCCGATGCCGGTAATGGTGATGTTGATCGCGCTGCGCTGGGCGGCGGTCTTCTCAAACATGCTCGCAGGCAGTGCGCGGTCCATACACATCTTTAAGGCGGCCATCTGGCCTGGGTGGCCGTCGTCTAACGCGATCGTAATGACCTTCTGCACGACGTCAGCGCCCTTGCCCTCAATGAGCATCTGCTTTAACTCTTTGATGCGCTGCGTGTCAGTCTTTGGCAGCGTCGCTGGCGGCACGTACGGTGGGTCTTTAATCGGGGCTGGCATAGCTTTTTTCCTAGGGTGGAAGCTGTTAGCGCGATTGTATTCTTTTTTGCTGACTGCGGGTAGATACAGCCGTTTTCCTATTTTCGCTTTTTCAGAGGGGTGGAGGGTGGCCCAATTATTATATAGAGGCCGGACCCCCCTCCCCCCTATGTTGTCAACCTGATAATTATCAAACTGACATCAAAACCAATAGCATGCAGCTATCAGCCGCGTTTTACATAACGTAGGTTATTGGTGCGCATAATCGGCGGCGATAGCAGCCGGCTATGAGCGGGAGGGGCGACTATCAGCTAGCCAGGATTGATAGGGTATGGCTATTTAGTTATGGCGTGATGGTGAAGGGACGTGGGTGCATTTTCGGAGTACCTGACAGCCGACAGTTATTGGCCGTTGTCAGCATATTCATCAGTTGAATGACATTCAGACGTATCATTACTTTTACTCATATTGACAGTCTGACAATATAAATCAAGTATGTTTTTGAACCCTAGGCTGATATCGCCGGCGCCGGCATGAGCAAGGATAGCGGCGTCATTATCGGAAATGCGCCGGGAAAAATACCGCGTGCGAATTGATGCTGGACGACCAGAAGGCATAGTTATCAAATTATAAAATGGTCAAATGGTCAAATGGTCATGCAATTTTAATCGCTCCGACCCCCAACGCAAAATCAAAATTTTTGCGTGACGGCACGGCATTCCGGCGCGCACGGCACGGGATTCCCATATATTACTTACTACTACTTACTAACATCTAAAAATAAATGACCATTTGACCATTATTGGCTAAAACCTAGGCTACATGCGGGTTTTGCCATGGTCATTCGCCCTCGCCAAATGACCATTACATGACCATTTTGCCCCCTAAATGACCATTGGAACCGCGTATCGCAAATAAATGCAAAACATTGTTTGACATTTGCCGAAACACGGGCTAACATGTATTTCAGCAGCAAAACAATTCTTTACCACCTGGGAGAGCAAACCATGACGGCAGAACAGAGCAAATTACAAGACGCATTGAATACCGCGTATTTCGCATTTGCCGCGAATCCGGCAGATAAAACATTGGCAGCCGCTTATGATGCGGCGCGCGATGCATTGTTTAACGCACTCATGAATAAGAGAGGTTAATTATGGATTCATTCAGCAAACTAATGGCCGGTAATCTTGAATGGGACGGCGCTGCACGCGGCGGTAATCGCACGTTATGGTGCGCGGACGGTGACGGGCTCGTCACTGTTCTGTCGAATGCGCACCACTGCGCGCTGTTCGATCAAGGCGATTTTGTTCAGTGGCTGCCTAAGAACATCACTGACGCGCTGACACAAGCGGCGGCATGGATAGCCGCTGAGTATCCGGAAATCCATGCGGACTTTGCGGCGTAAGCCGTGCGATCGCACGTTCGCTGGCGTGAAACAAATTTGACAACTTTTTATTGGAACTGACCATGCCTGTCCACGTATACAAAGGAACCAACAGAATGAAACCATCACTCACTGACTTAATCGGCGCTGTCATTGGATTCGCCGGCCTTGCTGTATTTGTTTTTCTTTGCCTTGCCTATTAACAGGAGAACCGACCATGACCGACAAAATACGTATCGACGCGCAAAAACTTGATGACGCAATGGCAAATTATCCGGAGTTCTTTGATTTAGATTTAGCCGATATCGAGAGCCATATTGACGTCATATGGGCGATGCGCGTGCCTGACGGCGACAATGCGCGCAATTTGGACGAAGACACGCAGAACGAATTAGATGCGCTGGAATTGGCGCGCCTTATCAAAACCGCTTAACCCACAGGAGAACTGACCATGACTGACAAAACCTACAACGGCTGGACAAATTACGCCACATGGCGCGTTAATCTCGAAATGATTGACGGTTTAGACCCAAGCGATTTTGGTTTTGAAGGGTTAGACCCTTACGATTTAGGGCAGGCGTTGAAAGACTATGCGGATGAAATTCTTTGCCAAGGCTGCGGCTATGAAGGCTTGGTTTTGGATTATGCGCGCGCGTTCCTATCGGACGTTAATTGGGCGGAAATCGCCCGCCACATGATCGCCGATTATGCGGACGTATGACGCAGTATGGCTGGCTAGATGATTTCGGGGCGGTCTGCTGTTGGCGCGATTTTCCGCCAGCAGCTGGCCGGCCTTACATAACGCGCAAAGCACCGCGCAAACGGGCACAAGTGCCCACAATCGAAACCCACGGCGCTGCGCTGTGGTAATTAAGGAGAATCGACCATGCAAACATTAAACATTGACGGCACTACGTACACACTGAAATTCGACAAATGCCCGATCGAGTGGGCGAAACTTGCCCGCAAGGCGTGGAAACCAAAGAAACCGAAAGACATTCGCAAGTTTCCCAAAGATTACGCCGGCACGATGTCCACCGGCGATTACGTCCGCCAATTCGAAGGGCTGAACATGCTCACGAGAACGGAGTACAACAATCTGAACTATTCCGGCACGGCGCTATATGACCCATCAATCCCTTTGCTGGAGGACTTGTCCAATGAAGACGCAAATTGATACCAGCGCGCCGTGGTATCCGGCGCACTTGTGGCCATACACGTACACGCATGGCCCTATTGAACTGCTTTGCTTTGTCGATTATGAGCCGGCTGATCGTTCCGCCGGCTGGGGCGGCGGCGCATGGCTCATTCACGCGTTTGCCGGCGGCGTGGATATTATCGACTTGCTGAAGGACCCGATCATCAAGAATATTGAACAGGAAGCCGCTGAAGCGCTTGCGGAGGGTCCAACATGCTAGCGCTCGCATTTAAATTGATTGTCGGACTATGGGTTCTTGTGCGACGATTGTAACGCGCGTCTCCGCGCTTGAGTCGCCCGTCAATCCCTCCGACGGGCTTTGCCCGCCAGCCTGAAGGCTGAGCGGGCTTTTTTTACGCCTATTTGACCAGTCGCACAGCTGCAGGCGCCGGCATATCTTCTGCTCGGCGGCGCAGCTCTGCTTTCGACAGGGTCGCCAGCTCCGGCGCGCAGTAGATTTGTTTCCGGGTCTGATGCTCAGCCGAGTGTATGCGACCCATATCGACCCAGCCGGCTTCGCTCAACGCGTGCAAGAGTGCGACCTGTGGAATCTTGACGCCTGAAGGCGCAGCGCCTGCTAACCGGTCGCAGAGTGCGAAAAAGGGTGACGCAATGACGCCACTCGCAAACTCGCCCAGCCGGCCGGTGATCTGCTCGATCAGGTACGACTCTGCGGTGCTGCGACCTTGGTCGATCATAATCGCCTTGGCCTCGGTCATCGGTGGAGCCGCTGAAGGGTTGAAGGCCGACACGTCGCGGGTGTGCAGCCAGGATGCGATCGCCTCAAAGCCGCCGTTGTGATACCAGCGCCACAGGCGCGACGCGTCTGCTTCGGGTAGGCGTCCTGCTTCTGCCCACAGGCAGAACCAGCGGCGGTCGTTCGATGGGATGGAGATCGCTGCGCGCTCGTTAGAGAATGCGACGACGAACACGCGGTTTAGCGCCATGTAGGGGTGCAAGCCCTTGCGGTTGACCTGCAGCAGCTCTGGAGGTGCTGCAATGATGGGCTTTAGGGCGTTCTCAAGCGCTCGCCGGTCGCGCGCCTCGCTCTGGCGCAGCTCGGCGATTTCCATCACTTCGCATTCGAGCGCGTAGCCCCACTGCGAATTTAAGTCTTCGTTCTTCACTAGGCTGCAGTTCTGCTTAGTTAACCCGCCAATCGCCCAGAAAAACGGCGCCAGCATGGTGTCCTTACCCGACCCAGGATGGCCGCCGATCAAAATAGCATGATTGATCTTCTTGTCTGGGTGCTGGACCTTGAAGGCCAGCGCGTTCAAGAAATGCTCACGCTCGAAATCGGTCGGGATCATGCGTGTGACATGGTCCAGCCACGGTGTCACGTCGCCTGGTATGCCTGCAGGCCGGGCGTCGCGCCAGCGGTTGCCGTACTCATGCCCTTGCCGCTCGACAACGATTTCCTCTCCGGCGGCGTACGTTATGCCGACCAGCGCATAAGCGTCCTCTGATTGGCGATTCTCGTCGAAACACGTAGCCGCCTCAATTTTGGCGCCGTTATGTATGGACCGGCAGGGGATATGCCGGAAAAGTGCGTTAAAAGTAGATCGAGAAATTTCCCTGCGATCGTCCATATCAAAAAAGCTCTCATCTTCTTGAACATAGGCAAACCTCTTGAACCAGTCAGATTTTTCTAGTTTATTTATCTCGCGGCGCTTAGAGCGCGCGTCAGTGGCCTGCATGACTTTTTCGGCCGTGTCTTCGAACATACCCGAATCGGGTAGCTTAGCGAGTGCCGCGGTCATGACAGCGGCGAGCAGCTCCTGACGTGGGCCAGGCGTGTGCTGTGGCCCGCCATTGGCTGCGACCCACTCCAGAAAAGCGGCCGAGCCGAGTTCTAAACAGTGCGAGTGCAGGCAGCAGTACGCCCGGTTGGCCGGGTGGTAGCGCCCTTCGGGGTTGCCGTCCGTGTGTTCGGCATGGTTCGGGCAGATGACGCCAGCCCAGCCTTCGGGGTTCGTGTGCCGCAAAAAGAGCCCTTGCTCCGAGAGCCACGCCATCACGTCGTCGTTGCCGTCGTCCTGCAGCCGGATCGGTGTGGGTCCAAGGCCGACACCAGCGACAGGGACGACGTCCAGCGCTGTGCAGATGTCGTCTAACGTGTACTCGCGCTCGGGATTAAAGCGTGCCAGCTGCGCCTTGAAGCTCTCACGGCCTGGCTTGATGTTGACCGAGCCGGGCAGGCGGAAGTTGCGCACCGGGTTGCAGGCGCCAGGGTCTGTGTAGCCAGCGTCTGCGATCGCGCGGATCGCTGCTGCGAAGTCGGCCTTCGATGGCTGCTCTGAGAATGCGTAGCCCCACTGGAACGAGCCGGGCGACGTCTCCATGATCCAAGTGGGTTCTAACGGTGGTGTCTTCGATTTGGTGCCGATGTCGTCCAACATCATCACCAAGATGTACTCGCAGTTGGCGGCCGACGCGCTAGGGCGGCCATCTTTGAAGCGGTCTTTGATGAATGACGCTGTGTTGCCGTACCAGCTCTCGCCGTCTTTGCGCTTGTGTTTGGGCAGGTACGCTGGCCACGTACACTTGACGGCGCCATCCGCGTGCAGCTGTAGCTCGCCGTCGGCTAGGATAGGTTTTTGACGCACGATCAAGGCTGTTTCGCCCTCGGGTGCGAGATTTTGGATATAATCAAGGAATTCCATTGCAGTCCTATGTAGTTAGAAAGCCGCCCTGCCAGGCGGCTTTTTTATTAGCCTTTGCCGTAACGCGTCATGGTATCGACGCCAGCGTTCAAGGGAAGCCCTGCAGCCCAGTCGGGTGCAGCGCACATTACTCGCTTTAGGGTATTGGGTGCATCAGGGTCGGCCGTCTCCAGAACGATCTCGTCATGGACATGCAATACTACATCATCCAACTGCCGCAGAGCATTACGCAAAAGATCGTTTGCGATTGCCTGAGTTATATTTTCGCAAGCTAAGCCCCGCCACAAGCGGGCGCGTGGCCATTCCTTCGCATCAGCCGCAGGTTTCCATGCCGCTTTGACGTAGGTGATCTCGTCGCCCTCAAACTTAGCAAATGGATAGCACAGGATGCGACCCGACGGCAGCGCGTACCAAAGATGCTGGCGGTCGTACAGGTAGGTGACCCGACCGGTCGAAAACTCCCGCCCAGGATTGCGCAGCGCCCTTGTGTACGCCTCTTCGAGTTTTGCCCAGTAACGTACTGCCCATGAGTTTGTGCGCCGCCAGGCGTCCACAATGCGGCGGGAATCCGACTCTGGCATGTAGACCTTATAGACCCGACCCATCGCTGTGAAGGCACCGACTGACCCACCGAAGCCCAGCGACAGGATCGCGACCTTGCCGATCTGGCGCTGCTCGTCGGTGATGTCCTCGTACGGCACGCGGTAGATACCGGCGGCCTCGCGGATGTAAATGTCTTTGCCTGCGCGGAAGGTGTCCAGCACGTCCTCGGCCTGCGGGTCAGCTGACGCCCATGCGGTAACTCTGGCCTCGACCGCCGACCAGTCGGCGACAACGAACTGCTTACCGGGCGCTGCGATCAGTGCGGGCCGGAGCATTCCCTTGAGAACATCTGTAACGCGTTTTCCAAATCCTGGGGTGATGCTGTGGCCTCGGACCATAGCGTGCCTAACATCATCTGGCTGTTCGGCGCAGGTGCGGCTGAAGTTATGGACCTGCGCGCCATAGCTCGAAGCACGTCCAGTGGCAGATCCTCCGGCGAAGACAAAAGCACCTCGTACTCGGTGATCGTCTTCGTCTGCCAGACTTGCAAGGCGGCCGAACTTCGCAACCGACGACGCCCAGAGATCATCTGCACATTGAATGACGTCCGCAACATGGGTCGGAATCTCATCGGGGTTCTCCTTGGCAAACGTTAGCAGATTGGCGCGTACGGTCTTATCGATACTGTACTTTAACTCGCCGTCTTTGTAAGTCTCCATCAACTTCAACGCCTGCGGTTTGATGCGGTCCATCACCCACTTTTTCATCTTCGGGCTGCGAACAGAAGTGATCTCGCCCTCGGTCAGCTCGACGACAAGCTTCTCGATCTCTTGTTTCTCAGCATCCGCGTACCGAATGGCGGCGCGCGCGAGTGGCACGTCCAGTAGCACGCCACGGTCGTTGATGCGCTCGTTGACGTGGTAGTCGGCAAGCTCCTGCTCGGACAGTGGGCGCATGGCCTTGCTGATCGCGCGCATGGCTCTGACGTCCTGCTCGCAATACTGGACCATCTCGGCCATCAGCGCCGGATCAGTGTTGAAAGTCCCATCTGCGCGGGGGATCGATAGCGCTCGGATAAGTTGGTTTCCTCGATGGTCTTTGCGCATGACGCTGGAGATGGCGCGTCCGACGTCTTCAAGGCTGCCAGGTAAGCAGTTCGCACGCGCTTGTGCAGCGGTGCAGACGAACTGCTCGAGTTGAAAGTTACATTGAAGGACGTACCAAAAAATAAGACGTTCGAATGCAGCGTTGTGGGCATATATGCGCCCTGCATGATTCTTAACACGATCCGGAAAAGGCTGGTCGGGAGTCCAGGTGACAACCTCATCGTCGTCAAACGCGTAGGACATACAAAGTACATCGGTGGTGCCGTCTTGGGCATAGTTATAGACTCCGCGTGAAGGTAGATCGCAGCGGCTGCGCGTTTCCATGTCGATCCACAAGATAGTCATGATTTTTTATTGAAAGAGAGGGTGGCCCCTGTCATCTTGCCAGCATCAGGTCGAACCGACCAAGGAAAACCTGATGATTAAATGACAGGAGCCATAGAAAAGGTGGGGTACTCGCTGCGTCTGTAGCCGGTGCTGATCTCCGGCTTCTGGAAATCAATACAAGACCGAAACAACCGTATCAAGAATCTTGTATCAAACAGCGTATCAGCCTACGCATTGACGATTACAGCATCCGCTTTCCCCCGTACTACTTAGCCGCGACGGCGGCGGGCAGGTGCTGCTTCGGCGGCTGGTGCTTCGTCCTCTTCAGTCGGTTTACCATCCATGCCGATCCACTCTACCACGTCAAACAGTGGTGTATAGATCTTGCCGTACGCCTTGTGCTGGTAATGCTCTTTCTTCAAGCGCACCACAGGCACAGGGTTGGCCTGGTCTTTCTCGATCTGCGCTGCGATCTTAACACCCAGCTCTTGCACAGCGCGCTTACCGCCGACAGACGTCACGGTATAACGAACTTCGAGGTCTTTGTCTTCGCCAGACAAGCACTTCAAAGACATACCGACCTGCAGCTCCCAACCCTTCTTGGCGTTCGGTGGTGCAGCGCCGACTTCAGGACGTGGCTCAGTAACGGGCACCATGCTCTCACCCAGTACTTCACCCTCACCCCACGCGATGAAGCCGTGAACGAAAGACATGGG